TGATGGTGTCAAGAAGTACGCTCCACCCATATTGGCCACCTGTCTAGGTTTGGTTATTTTGTATTGGATGCGTACTTCAGGCGGTATCTCTGATTTCATATGGACAGTTATAGAGAGTGCTATTGCTGGTCTTTTTGGTTTTGGTGTTTGGGCCGCTGTTAAGCATTTCTTTTTGAAGCCTCAGGAAGAGATACGACAGCAGATGGGCGCTGGAGCCGTTTTGTCTAAGCTGGTCACGACTGGATTTATCGTGAGCGCGTTTGGGAGTGATAAGCGATACTTGGCTGACAATGTTATGCGGAGAGTGTGGGCATTACCTCGAATGACCGAAGGTCTCGAGACGTTGCTCACTTGGACTACTGAAACCGTTCGTACTTTGTGCAATGCCACCTGCAAGTTTTTCGACAAACCTTGTTTCTTCAGTCCCCGCCTACAGGATGAGGTGGAGAAACTGGTTGGAGAAGTTCAGAGCTTGGAAAAGGAGTATTTCATACACCCGGGAGACAATGTCAATGAGAGGATAGTTCGTATGAACACCCTTGCTGGTACATGTTTGTCATTGCGTTCGCAATTTGCGGGATGTAAAGACGTTCAAAGAGAATTGGATAATGTCATGCGTGTTTTGAGCCGGCTTAAGGCCCCTATCAGGGCCGCAGCTGGTGGCGAGGCGGGCTACAGACAACAGCCAGTTAGTTTGTGCATGTACGGTGAGCCTGGTGTTGGTAAGACTATGGTTATCCAGAGTCTTTTTATGAGCGTCTTTAAAGTGGGCGGTCTTGTTCGCGAGGGTGCCACAAAAGAAGATTATTCATCCCAGATCTATTGCAAAGCTTGGAATACTGAGTACCTCGATGGTTACAGGTCCCAGCTTGTTTATTTGATGGATGATTGGCTTATGAAAAGAGTCACTTCTGCTGACACCTCTAACGGCTTATTGGACCTCATGTCTTATTATGGAAACTACCGGTGCATGTTGAATTATGCAGCGCTGGAGGCAAAAGGAGTTTTTGAATTTCAATCGAAGTTCATAGTCATGACTACTAACCTCCAGAATGTTCATATGGGAGCTGAAGGTACAATGCAGTGCGAGGAGGCCCTGGTCCGTCGCATCGACTTGCCAATCGAATTGAGGGTTAATCCCGAATTCAGATTGGTAGGCCCTGACGGCCAGATTACGAACAAGCTTGATTATACGAAGTTTGAGTCTGAGATCGCCTTGTGTACAGGAGAGGATACTATTTCTAGCTACCCCTGGCACATTTGGAGTTATTATCCTATGGATTTCACTACTGGGCAGAGGATGCCCGAAACTGCTACTGGCACGCCGCTGGTGCACCTTATTGCTGATTTGGTCGAAATGGAGCAGAAGAGAAGATCCGGTTTTGCTCGTTCAATGGATATGGTTGGCACTATTATTAGCGCCAAACCATTAACTGTGGCCGAGCTTAGAAACGGAGCTGCTTTTCAAGAAGTTACGTTAGAG